ACCATCATAAATTGTTTCTAATGTCATAGTTATTTAGGAATTGAGAGGATCTCTTTGATGCCACCTGTTTTGCGTAAACTTTGCTTCTCTGCTAATTTACGTGACTTTTCGGCTTCAATTAATTCTTTTATTTCATCATTCTTTTTCAACTTAGCCCAAGCTATTTTTCTTGCTTTTGTGAAAATTTTCTTAATAACTCTGTTATGATAGTAAGATTTCATTGGTTCTTTATCTCTTAAACCCATTCTTAAATCCTCTTGCATCTGATCTATAGAAGCTTGAATCTTTGGATCATTAGCTAGTTTATCTAATTTAAGTTCAATATTTTGATCACCAATAGCTTTCTGATATAAGGATCTAAGTCTTGGAGACTGTGTTAGATCAGTACCATCAGGTCCGTAATATGTTGATACTCTTAAGTCATAGCCACTTTCAAAGAGTAGTTTCCTACCAGGGCTTTGATCTAAGTTAAGAGGTATGGGACTAAACATATTCCACATTCTCGTAACAAAATCATGGTCCTTCACTGGCTTACCATTAAGCATATCATACTTAGTAGGTAACGGTTCTCCTGCTGCATATTCACTAATTAAGTTTCTATTACGTACTGAATCACCAACACTAGAACTTAATTCTTTCATATGAGGATTAATTACTTTACCTATATCATTCCTTAAGCCAGCAAGTGGTAAGGTATTATTAAGTAAAGATCCTATAATTCTATTTTGTTTACCAGGTTGTCCACTGAATAAATCTACAAATTGCTGTAAACCTTGTAAGTAAGTTTTACTTGCAACTGAAGAAGCTAACATTAAAGATAGTTTTTGGAAGTTATCTTGTGTCCACTCTTCACCCATTAATTGACTATGGTCTCCAATATCAGCGATAGTTGAAAGTACTTGGTTGAATGGTTCCATAGAATCATAACCAACCCATACTCCACCTACTTTAATACTTCTAGGTATCCAACCTGCATCTAACCATACTTGACGTTTCTGCCTATCTGTAGGGCCATTACCTGTTAGATTACCGTCCATGAAATGAGCAGCTCCCATACTGATAACAGCAGAACCTATAGCTAATCTACCTTGTTGTAATGCTTTAGCATTTGCTAAATCTTCAGCACTGTTAATACCATACTTAGCAACATCAGCAATTGTATCAGGTGTAGCTCTAGCGATATCATTAAATTCTTTAACTAAGAAATTAAAACCAGGTGTGTGCTTAGCTGTTAATGTTAAACCATTGACACCCGTCCTTGCAAATAAGAAGAAGGGTTTAGCCCATGGTGTAGCTTCAAATACTTTGTTAAGTCCTTTAGCAAAACCTGAAAGATCTTCAGTTAATGTAACTTCACGTTTAGCAAAGTTAACTGAATCATCTAATATATTACCATTAGCATCAGTCATTCCTGCTAAGAATCTGTTCTCAGCATCTTGTAAAACGTTTGAATTAATCTCTGTCCAATCACCTTTACTACCATTCTCTAAGGCTTCACGTACTGCCTTCTCTTTAGCTCTTGCTCTACTTAATATATACCCAAAAGTATCATCAGTAGCAGCCATGATCTTAGGTGAATATGTAAGGAACTTATTGTTGTTAAGTTGTCTTGACATATGTGCTGCATAGTAAGCAGCTTTATCACCAGCTGTAGCTTTACCACTATTCTCTACCCAATGTCCCATCATATCCCACTGTTCATCACCTCTAGTATATTCAGAGTAACGTGATCTAACAGTAGCAATATCACCAGCCCAATATGAGTTAAGTCTTGTTTTAAATAACTGCCATGCTTCAGGGATTGATTGCCTCATAGCATTAACAGAAGCCATACTTGCTCTTAGGGTCGCAGTGTCACCAGTGAATGGTAACCTGATTGCCGCCCCTACGGTCTGTGAGATGGGTCTAAGGAAGGTTGCGGTAGATGTACCCATAATTGCCCTTGCAGGGGTCTTAGGGCCGCTTAGGATGCTATTTACCATAACACCTTGAAGCTCTTTAATTAGCACACTTTGATTAGCTTTACCTTTGAAGTCTCCTCCTTTAAGTTTAGTCCTTACCCAGTTATCAAAATCAGTAAGATTATGTATATCATTACTCATTGATACTGTTTCAAAAATAGCTTTAAAGAGATCATCATTATCAGATTCACCAGCAACTCTTAATGCTAATCTAAATCCTTCAATTGATTCACCAACTTCTGTTTCTAATCTTTGGTTTAGTAGTTTCTTATGTGCTCCTTTTGCTCCTCTTGCAGTTTTACCAGCTCCTGCATTTACATAATCTTCTGATTGAAGTATTTTTGCACGTTTTACTTCAGTTAAAGTTGTGATGAGTTTATCAAATAATGCTTTAGCAGGACCATCAACACTACCAAGATCTGTTAAATCAGCTAATTCTCTACCTGAAATACCTAAATCACGTATCTCACGTAACAAAGATCCAACAAGTAAGTCACCAGCTACTATATTCTTAGCACTCCAAGCTACCATTTCATCTGGTGTATCCTCAAAGTACCTATGAGCACCTTCAAAATACTCAGCTAGATACTCTTCTGGAGACACATCTGCTGCTTCTCTACCTAGTCCAGTGCGTTGCCATTGTTCAATTGCATCACCCCACTCTTCTTTCATGGTAGAGCCAGCTTGTTGAATAGCATCAACTTCTGCTTGGAACCTAGCATCACTACTTAGTCCTTTATAAACTTCAGTAACAACCTCTTCACTTAAACCATTTGTTCTTGCAGCAACTTCTAATTGAACTGGTGTAGTTACAGAACCTGGTGAACCTTCTTCTGAACCTAAGTCTTGCCTAATCTTCTTCTGTGATTCTCTTACATCAAAAGCAGATTCAGTTGATGTAGGTGCACCTTGCCATGGATCAGCAATAGGCTCATTCTTATGACCTCTGAATTCTGTAGGTGTTTCAGCTAATTCAACCTTTGCTTTTTGTGTGATTTGATCTTTAACACTCTTAGCTCTAGCTTTAGTTTTTTGTAAAACATCTGGCATACGTTTAACACCTTTACCTAAGACTTGAAATATACCATCAGCTACAGTACCAATACCTAAACCTTCTACTACATTTTTAAGTGTCTTTACTGTTGGATGATCATCCTCATTAGTAGTAAGTGGTGTATCAATAAAACCATATCTATCTCTTAGGATTTGTAAACCATTAGCATCTTGTGAATACTTAGAAACTAAGTCAGTAGCGCCACCAATGACAGCACCTCTAGCTAAAGTATTACCCCAAATAGCAGCGCCAGCACGTGCAAGTCCACCTAATCCAGCAGCTGTTGCTCCAACAGCAGCAGTAGGGGCTGCAGCAGTAATAGCAGCACTTACAGCAATACCAGTAGATCCAAAGTGAGTAGCACTACGTATGAGCCCGCCCCACCATGTTTTAGTTTCAATAGGATTGGAATCATCTACAAACCAATCATCCCATTCAGCTGTATATTTACCACCATCTTTCATCTCCTCTTGCATTTCACCAGTGGCTGTGTCTAAAACACGCTCACCTAAGGTTACCGCAGAAGACGCAGTATCTTGTAAGCCTCCGACGAATGATGATTGCAGTTCTTTAATGACACCATCTATACCCCACTGTTCTTGATTGCGTGGGTCTTCTTGTTCAGCAGCTAATTGGGTAGTTTCTGCTTGATCTGTTTCTTCTCTCTGAATTTGTTCTGTTTCAGCTTGCTGAGCAGTATCCAGCCACTGTTTTGTTTGTTCAGCGGCTGCTTGAAATTCAGGACTATTGATTGCTTCTAAGTTTATACTCATAGAATTACCTTAGTAATTATTGTGTAACCAATTCTTTATTCAGAGTTTCAGGGCTACTAAAATCACCATTCATTTTATCGTGGACCACGGCTTGCCGTACAGTCTGATAGGTAGGATATCTACCTAATAGATATTGAACGATTGGAGATTTACCCCTGAATACTTTTTGAGAATTAGGCATGGGAAGTTCTTTACCAGTTTGTGATTTATATTGATTGTTTGCAATATCCCAAGCAGTAATACCTCGCTTTTGAAACGCAGGGTTTCTTGCTAATTGTCTGTAAATAGGGGGCATTCTATTATTTACAGGATCATCGGCATAATTGACTAATAATTTATAATCATTCTCAGTTCCATTTATGATACGAGTTGTTGTTACATCTATGCCATTTTCAGCATTTGCTAATAAGTCAGCTTGAGCTTTAATGATTTTAGCTGCACCAGATTGTTCAACAGTTACTGTACCTCTTGTATTAAATTGATTAGGATCAGTATTAATAGCATTTAAAGTTTGCTCAATAGCCCATTGATGTCGTTCTTGTGGGTTATCATGTGGTGCCGCTCTATATTGATCAGCATAAAAATTCTGAGCATTTCTATTCATCAATAAATACTCTTCAGAATCAGTTGTAAGTGCAGACGTTTGATCTAATTTAGTTTTTAATACTGCTTTAATATCCTTATGTGCTCTACCAGTATAGGTGACATCTAAACCTTGACCTTCAGGACTACTTGCTATTTTCTGCCACTTAGCTTTTAGTTCATCATCACCAGTAATCTGCTGCCATTGATCACCAATAGCTTCTCCTCTAGCTAGTTTAGCTTCCATATCAGCTTCTATATCCTCATCATTCCTATCTTCTTGTGTTCTAGTATTAAGAGTTTTTATATATTGTGGTACTACTTGATCAGGAAATGCATCTTTAAAATTGGCTTCAATTTTCTTAGCTTCATCTTCAGTAATTCGTCTACCTTCTTTTCTGATTTGATTCTTTAGATCAAATTCATAACGAAGACTAGCTACTTTCTCTTCTTTTGAGAGTTTGTTCAAATCTTTTATCTGAGCATCAAGTATAACTTCTTCGATTTTATCTCTATCAAATTCTTGCCAATTACTTAAATCAACTTCTTTACCATCATGACGTTTGAATTTATAATCATATAAGGAATCAAATTGGGCTGGGTCTATTTCACCTGTTTCTAATAATTTAACTAATTGATCTCTCATATGAATTCTAACACCAGCAGCACCTTCCTTTTGGTAATATGCTCCTTCACTTTGCATTAAATTATAAACTGTCTCACCTAAAGAACCAGTCTTAGCTGCTAATTCAAGTTGAGTGGCATAACCTTGTTCTCTTTCAGTTTTAAGAGTAACTGCTTCACCTTGAGACCATTCACTTTTAGCTTGTGTTACTGCATTATTATATGTAGGGTAAAAATTCTGATCTAAGAATTCTGCTTTTGCCCAACTAGTATCGTTAAAACCTTGATCATTATTATAATTTACTAGCCATTCATCCCAGTCATCACTTGTTTTAATTTGACCATAACTTAATGTACTGCCATCTTCAAGTGTTGCTGTATAAGTTTCTTTAGCTTTATTTAAATTATCTTTATAATTAATTGCAGCATTCTTTAAAAGTAATTGTTTTAGAATTCTTTCCTTATGCCCTGACATGTTTTCTAATTCATGTGCAAGGGTATTATTTTCATCTTCCCTAGCTTTAACTGCTAAGCTATTCCAATAACCAGCTTCTTTACTTCCATCTTCCCA